CCGGCAAGAAGGCGGTCGAGGCGGACCTCCGGCAGGAATACGGCGCCGAGTATCCCAAGTACGTGCGGGTGGCGAACGACTTTATGAGCGCCGCCGGCCCGGAGTTCGCCAATTCGCTCATGCAGGCCCGTATGCCTGACGGCACCCTGGTCGGCTCCAATCCCGCGGCGGTGCGCTGGCTGGTCAACACGGCGCTAAAGCTGGAGCCGCTGGCCACCATCACGCCGGCCGCGAACAGCACGTCGCTCGCCACCGCGCAGACCGAGCTTGCCGGCCTCATCAAGGAGTCGGGCGATCGAAAGGGTGCGTACTGGGCGAAGGATGCCGTGGGCGTGGCCAAGCGCGCCCGGCACATGGAGCTGAACAAGATGATGGAAAAGCTCCCGAAGAAGTAGGGAGGGCGCCATGACGGACCACGACATCGTGATGGCGGCGTATGATTCCATGGCTCTGCGGTGGCGGAACGAGGACGCTGTTCGCTATGGCGCACCAGTCAACGAGCGAGATCTGTTGAGACGCCACCCCGAGCATCTCAACGCCGTGCCGAATCCATGGGAAGAGAAGGTCGCGCACTAAAATGTTGCGACCTCGTAAAAGACAGTACTAGACTTCCGGGTATCTTGCTGCGGCCCCGGAAGCGCGCAGCCGGCGCCCTGCTACAGGGCCACCCCGGCGAAGTGAGGATGGATACCCCGACAGGAGAGGTTCACCCCTTTTCATCGGAGTTTCCCCATGGCCGACACGGCCTTTCAAACAACCTACCGCCAGCAGTTCATTGCCGGCTTCGAGCAGCGCGAGAGCCTGATCACCAAGACCGTCACCACCGAGGCCGACGTCAACGGCAACAGTGCCGTCTTCCTCGTGGCCGACTCTGGCAGCGCGAGTGCCGTCACCCGCGGCGTCAACGGTCTCATCCCGTACCGCGCCGACAGCCTGACGCAGCTCACTGCCACCCTTGCCGAATGGCATGACGGCGTGCGCCGCACGAAGTTCAACCTCTACGCCTCCCAGGGCGACGGCCTGCGTATCATGCAGGAGACGACCATGGGCGTGCTCAATCGCAAGCGCGACCAGGACATCATCGCCGCCCTCGAAGCGGGCACGCAGGATCTCGGCGCCACGCAGACGGCCTCGCTTCAGACCGTGATGCACATCAAGGCGATCCTGGGCAACAACTCGGTCCCGATGGACGGCAACGTCTTCGGCCTGATCTCGCCGGCCTTCGAGGCCTACCTGATGCAGGTGAAGGAGTTCGCTTCGGCTGACTACGTGAACAACAAGCCGTTCGAGAACAGCCTGACGATGTTCCGTTGGACGGGCATCAACTTCATCGTCCACCCGAACCTCACGGGCAAGGGCACGTCGGCCGAGAAGTGCATCTTCTACCACAAGAGCGCGATCGGCTCTGCGATCGACATGGACAGCATCGACACCGCTGCTGACTACAACTCCGAGCATTCGTACTCCTGGGCGCGGGCTTCTGCGTTCATGGGCGCGAAGCTCCTCCAGAATGCCGGCGTCGTTATTTGCACCCACGATGGAAGCGCCTTCGCCGCCCTTTAATCCAGCCTAGCCCTGCCCCTCACGGGGTGGGGCAACCGCTCTCTCTCAAGGACACAGAACTATGGCTTACAGCACTTCCGCTCCTCCCTCCTGCATCCTGCAGGCGATCGTCGGCCCGAAAATCTGGCACCACACGTCGGCCGACGCCATGGCCGCGGCCGATGTTTCGGGCTTCATCAGCAACGGTGGCTCCCTCGGTATGTCGGTGAACGACATCGTCTATCACAAGGACAGCACCACCACGGCGACCGCTCTCAGCATGCACAAGGTGGTCACGGTTTCCTCGACCTACCCAGGCGCCGTGGATCTCAGCGACGGCACCGTGGTCGGCAGCGCGACCAACACCGACTAACCCACGTCAGTGGGAGATACGACCGGCGGGCATCCGTCCGCCGGTAACAGGGATGCCGCCGCCGCGTAGCGTATCGCGGCGGCATTCTCACATCAGAAGGACACCATCCCTGTGAGCAATGAGACCCCGGAAGTTCCCGCCATCCACAAGATCAAGGGCAAGGCCACCGCTGGCCAGGTCCAGCTTCAGGAAGCGGCGCGCAACGTCTGGATCTTCCGACCGTCCGAAGACATCACCAAGGAAGACATGCTGCGCCCCCCGTTCTGGACGCATGTCGCCACCCAGATGCGCGTCAACGACCGCATCGAAGTCCTGTCGCAGGACGCGAGCTGGTACGCCGAACTGATCGTGCGCGCCGTGGGTCCGCTCGAAGTCGTGACCGGCCTGCTGGCCTTCACCGAGTTCAATGCCATCGTGGCGCCGTCCGAGGACGAGTACACGATCGCCTGGAAGGGTCCGACCGCGAAGTGGCGCATCACCCGTGTGGCAGACAAGCTGACCCTGCGTGAAGGCTTCTCCAGCGAGGCCGCTGCCAAGGCCTGGCTGGCGACGCCGCTGTCCGACCGCGAAGCGGCGTAAGCCGTGGCGACCCGGCTCGGCCTCTATAACGCCAGTCTACGGGAGTGTGGTGAGCGCAAGCTTGCCACCCTCACTGACGACTACGCCCCGCGTCACATGCTGGACGACGTCTGGAACGACGGCTTCGTCCGCGACGTTCTGGGGGCGGGGCAGTTCTCGTTCGCCACCCGTTCGATCGAGATCGAGTATGACCCTGATACGACGACCGACTTCGGCTACAGCTTCGCCTTCTCCCATCCCACAGACCTCGTCCGCACGGTCGGCCTGTGTTCAGATGAGCGGTACGCCACGCCGCTGACCAGCTACCAGGTCGAGGCCGGCTTCTGGTACGCCGACGTCGAGCCTCTCTACGTTCGATACGTGTCCGACGATTCCACCTATGGCGGCGATCTAACGGCATGGCCTGAAGACTTCACGCGGTACGCCGAATTGCGGCTGGCGTGGCGCATCCTGCCGCGCCTGACGGGTTCCAGGGCAGACCGCGCCCAGATCGCCAAGGATGCCAAGCGTGCGCTTCTGGACGTGAAGTCGTCGGACGCCATGGAGAAGCCCACGCAGTTCGCGCCGCGCGGAATGTGGGTTTCCTCGCGCGGCGGGAGCCGGGGCATGAACGGCGACAGAGGCAGCCGCAGCCGGCTGATCGGCTAGTTGGCCAAGGTTCTCCACAATTTCCTAGCTATGAACAGAGGTCTTGTGTCGCCTCTGGCTTTGGCCAGGATCGACATAAAACGAATGGCCCTGTCGGCCGAGACTTATGTCAACTGGATGCCCCGCGTCATGGGCTCGATGATGCTGCGGCCCGGCCTGCAGTATGTCGGCTCGACCAAGAGCAACGGGGCGGCGGCGCACCTCCCGTTCGTGTTCAACGCCGACGACACGGCCCTTGTCGAACTGACGAACGGCTACATGCGCGTCCGCATTGACGACACCATCATCACCCGGCCTGCCGTGACCAGCACCATGTACCGCTGGAACTCTGGCGGCTCGACCTGGGACTCGAGTTCCGACGTGACCAGCACGTTCGTTGACGCCACAGACGTGAGCTACTGGAAGGACAACGACGAGAGCGGTGGCATCTCGGCCTTCCTTACGGGCGGCTATCTCTCCATGCTGGGCAACGGCACGGCGTCCGCCATCCGCGACCGCAAGTTCACGGTGGCCGGCGGCAACATCAGCGTCGAGCACGCTCTTGCCATCGTCGTGGCCCGCGAGGCCGTCACGCTCCGCATCGGCAGCACTGAGGGAGGCGACGAATACCTGACAGATCGCACGCTGCGGGTTGGCCAGCATTCCATTGCCATCACCCCTACCGGCGACTTCTTCGTCCGCCTGTCACACTCCGACGATACGTCTGCGCTCGTCGACAGCGTGACCCTGGGGCAAGCCGCTGCCGACATGGAGATCCCGACGCCCTGGGCGACGGCGAACCTCCAGTATGTGCGTGGAGAGCAGTCTGGCGACGTGATCTTCGTGGCCTGCCAGGGCATCAAGCCCAAGCGTATCGAGCGGCAGGGCGCGTCCTCGCCGCGGTCGTGGTCGGTGGTCGACTACACCCCGGACGACGGGCCGTTCCTGTCTCTCAATACAGGGCCAGTGCGCCTCAAGGCGTCCGCCCTGACTGGCGACGTGACCCTGACGGCAGAGCGGTCGTTCTTCAAGTCGACCAACGCCGGCTCGCTGTTCCGCCTGACCTCTGCAGGCCAGCAGGTGTCGGAGCGCATCCAGGCAGAGAACACCTTTTCAGACTACATCCGCGTGACCGGCATCGGCACCGGGCGCGTGTTCAGCATCGAGTTGACCGGGCCGACCTTCACGGCGACGACGACGGTCACCCTGCAGCGTTCGGTCGGCACGCCCGGCGACTGGGCCGACGTCACGTCCTACACCGCGGTGCAGACCGTCAACTACAGCGACACGCTCGACAACCAGATCATCTATTACCGCATCGGCGTGAAGACCGGCGGCTACACGGCGGCCGACGACCTGACGGCAGAATTGACCTTCTCTGCCGGCTCCATCACGGGCGTCGTGCGCGCCAACACGTATGTCAGCGCGACGGAGATGAGCGCGTCCGTCCTGGCCGACCTTGGCAAGGCCGACGAGTATACAGCCGATTGGTACGAGGGCGCGTGGTCGCCTCGCCGGGGCTATCCGAGTGCCGTGTGCCTGTTCGATGGCCGACTGTTCTGGGCCGGCAAGGACACGATCTGGGGCAGCGCCTCCGACCTGTTCGATGACTTCAACGACCTGGACGAGGGCGACCAGAGGACCATCAAGAAGAGCCTGGGCTCTGGCCCCGTGGACAGCATCAACTGGCTGATGCCGCTGCTTCATCTGCTGATCGGGGCGCCCGGCTCTGCGCTGGTGGCCAAGGCGTCGAGCTTCGATGAGCCGCTGACGCAGACCAAGTTCGGCCTCAAGCCTGTATCGAACACCGGCA